AGAAGCATAACCTCCACCTGCCATAGCAGCAATCATATCATCAAAATCTAAAGCAGTAGATCTAGATAAGAAAAGCATGTTTTCTTCAATAGCACCTTGCTTGTCTAGGTTTTTTAGTATTTCATCAAAATCTGCAATAGCACCTGAACCAGGAGCAGCAGCACCAGAAAAACCAGAGTATACATTACCTCTATCTTCTATAGCAGCAAACATACCTTGAGTACCTTCATAGTTTTGATTACTTAAAGATGTTGCAGCTCCTTGAGAAGTTTTAGCATCTTCACCTTCAACCATCATCATTTCAAGATAATCTTCAAAACGTAATCTTGTTTCAGACTCAGCTTTTAGATACCATAAATATCCAGATGTTCCGTCTTCAGTAGCAACTTCAACCCACCCAATTTGAGCAGTATCAGAACCGTTAATTTCGTACTTATCTTTGATAATTACAGGTCTATTAGCATATTGAGTAAAGTTTGGTTCAATAGAACCATCCATTCCATCAGTACCTTTTTTAAATTCAGCACCATATACGAACATATTTACTCCAGTAGTACCTACTAAAGCAGCTGGTAAAGCAGCTAAACCGTATAATCTACCTTTAAACTCAGTATCAGTAACAGTCTCAACTAACATTTTAGCTGTTACTAAACCTGTAGCTTGATCAGAAAGTAATACAGTTTGATTAGCTCTTATAGCATGCTGAGATTGAGCAGCACCACCTAAGCCAGTGTCAGAAAGATCTGGTTCAATTTCAATCTGATAAGTAAGACCAGCACCTGTTACAGTAATAGCGCTAGCTAAACCTTTATAAGCAACATGAAGTCTATTTTGTTCAGACCAAATAATTTGATCAGAAGTCATAGGCATTTCAGCTCCTACCATTCTCAAGAAACCAGACAAAGTCCTATTTCCGTATCTTTCTACCTCTGCTTCATACAGTTCAGGTAGATATTGCTGAGCAAAATCTTTTCCTGATCCAGTATTGAACTCTAGAAAGTTTGTTTTTAATGCCATTTTTTGTTGCGCTGGTATTATTGACGCCGGGAAACTCCCTCCATTTACAAAACTCATTATTTTTAGTTTTTAGTTTATTTTTTTCTTTTTTGTATTTTCAGTTTAGAACTATCAACACCGTTAACTGCTTTTACTCTTAATCCATTAATATATACAGCTTCATTGTTTTGTGGACGTGAAGCAGTTTCTATATTTTTAGACTCATTAACTATATTTTTAATCCCATCGGCTTTGCCTTGTTCATAAAAATGTCTAGCTATTGTATCAGAGTTTTGAGCAGCATATAAAGCCTTGTGGTAACCTTTTAAATCATCAATATTTCCATCTTCATTTAAGAACTTCTTAATAACGGATTGTAATTCTGATTGTTTTTCAGCAACCTCTTTAGTATTATTAACATTATAATTGAATGTTTTTTCTCCAACGTTAAACTCAAAACCTTTGAAATCGTTAGAAAAATATTCTTTAGTATTATTAATAAAATCTTCTTTTTGCTTATTTAAGTGTATTTGTTTGTCACTGTATCTATTGAAAAAGTCTAGAGCTTTTTGTTGATCCTCATTTACTTTAGGTTTCAACTTGATTTCCTCATAGTATTTACTTTTAGTCTCTTCTAAAAAGTTTCTAGCCTTTGCAATTTCTTCTTTCTTCGCGAGTTTCTTTTTCTTAATATCGCGATCTTCATCCACTTCCTCATCATATTTAAAGCTGTCTTCCATTATAAAGTCAACTTCTTCTGAATTTAGATGTGGCTTAGTATTTTTATAATATTCTCTAAGTAAACTTGTTTCATCTATTTGAGAATAATCTTGGTTTAACCTAACATAATCTTGTAAGGATCCACCAGTTTCTTCCATAAAATCTACAACCTTTTTTAAGTCAGTAGGTAATTCTATTACTCTTTCTTTTTTAGGTTCTTCTTTTATTTCTTCTTTAATATCTTCAACCTTTTTATCTTCTTGATCTTCTACTTTTACTTCAGATATAGGATTATCTTGTAATTCTTTATCTTCATTAGATACTTCAATTTTAACAATAGTTTCTTCCTCTTTTTTATTAGCTTGAGACATATCTACTTTTGCTATTGTTTCGTTTTGATCAGTTAATTTTTTAGGTTTCTTTTTTATTTTAAACTCACCTTGAGTTAATTCACCGCTAGGTGATTCTTTTATTTCTTCTGACATAATATAATATAATAATTAATAATTGTTATTCAAACTGGCTTAATCCAAAGCCATTTAAATTTTGTGATTCTGGTGCTTTAAAATTTGTTGGTGTTAAATCGTTTGCTCTTTGGTTCATCAATGTACTTTGTTGAGTAGCTTCTTGTTTACTTCTTTCGTCTTTACGGTCTTCAATTAATTCTTCTTTTCTAACCATTCTATCAACTTCCATTTGTTTTAGTTCTAAATCAAATTTGTGTTGCATTTCCATTAATTGTCTTTTTATAACAGCTTCTTGTTCAATCTTTTTAATGGCAAAATTGTTTTTACCTTGTTCTATTTGAAGCTCAGTCTCTGCCATTGCTTGTCTCTTCTGAACTTCTGCCATAGCTGTTCTTTCCGCGGTTTCAGCTTGTGCATTTGATTGAGCTTGTATTTGTGCCATTTGACTTGCTTTATCTGCAGCTGCTTTTTGTTTTCTTTTAAACTTTAATACTTGATTAGCTAGTTTAAGATTTTTAATTTCTCTTAATTCTATGGCGTCTTCTAAATCTATACTACCTTGTTGTATTGATGCTTGGATGTTTTGCTCTAGCATTTGCTTTTCTTCATCATCAGGCGTAAGATCTAAGTATATACCAAATTCATATAAATTTAAGTTATACATCTCTTCTAGTGTTCCAACGTTAAAAGAACTTAAACTATTTTTTAAAGCTTCTCTAGTTAATGGATATTCTAAAGCATCCGATATTCTAAATGAAATATTTTCGCAAGTTCTAGCAGATAAATATAAACCAGCTTGAACTATATGCTTTGTTGCGGTATTTGAGTTGGCTGCAGCTAGTTTTTGCAAACCTACAAGTGATTTTTCATTTGGCATACTACCATCTCTTGCTTCGTTTAAACCAGTTACATCTCTCATCATCTGTAAGTAGTATTGATAAGTTTGTATTAGACTTTGCATTTTTGCTCCTCCACTTGAGCTTTGTAATTCTTGTATAGGAACTTTGCCAGGATTAGCACCACCTTCTTGAGTCATTGACCTACCTAGTATACTACCAGTTTGAAAATACATGTTTAACGCTTCTGCAGGATTATAATTTGTTCCGTTACCTAAGTCAACTTCTGCTAAACCATCAACGTCTAAAAACACACCATCAGGAACTGTTCTAGCTAATACTTGTTGTAACTTTAAATGTGTTAGCTGTATCATATCAGCAAAACCTGTCATTCTACCTACTAAAGATTCTATACGGCCTTTATACATTTTAGGTGCGCAAATATTATAATTCATATTTACTTTAACTAAATTAGAATCTGGTCTAACCATGTTTTTAGACAGCTCCCACTTTAACATCATTTCATGACCTAATATTTTAGCACCATGGTATAATACTTCTATAGATCTTGTGACTCTATTAAAATTATCACTATCTGGTGGATTAAAAGTATCAGGTTTTTCTAATGCTTTCTCTAAACCTGTAGCACCTTGCTTTATTTTAAATACTTGGTCATGATAAGTTTTGTATTCAAAATATAATATTGCTATACTATTACCATCTCTTCTACCATTAAATTGGTAGTTATAGCTTTCACTTCCTGGATACTTTTGAATTGTATCTAACTCATCATCAGTTAATTGAGGAAACTCTTTTTTTATTTCTGCTAAACTTATATATTTTACTTCTCCTACATACCATATATCTTGAAAATTAGGATCTGTTGTATAAGAATAAACTAAGTTTGCAGGATCTACATAATCTACAGTAACACCTTCTGATAAGTTAAACGATGTTTTTACAGCTCCAATACCTAGTATAACTAAATCCTCAGCTATTCTACGCCTAGTTAATTCATACCTATTAAATGCTAAAGTATTGTTTATAGCTTCTTCTTCAGCTATTTCTATAGATTGCTTGTAGTTTAGTTGCATGTGAACATCTAACTCCTCTTTATTTTGAGGTAACTCTTCTGGATTAGCAGTTGAGTACATATTCATTCCTGCTACTTGTTGTATTTGATCTATTAATTCTTTTGCGTTTATATCTCTTAATAAAGCTTCTGCATACTCAGTTCTTTCTTGCATAGACTGTGGATCTTGAGCATAAGCCTTAACATCATAAAGCTTCGTATCCATACCGTTAACGACAATGTCAACAAACTTAGGTATAATTGGAACTGGTTTCCAATCTAAATTTAAATAACTTAAATCTCCATTAATAGCTAACTCGTCTTTATATTTTTGCACTGACTGTTCAGCTCTAGCATATAGTCTTAAATTTCTAAAAGTATTATAATTAGTATTAAATCTACCTTAAACTCCAGATCTAGTACCACTAAACCAGTCACCTTCAATAGCTCTACCTACTTGTCTACCATACTCGACACTTGATTTTACCTCCGCAGGTACAACCTGATCAGGAAATGAACTACCGTTATAAGTTTGTATTTGCATTTATTTTATTATTTGTGATAAACTTCCGTCGTTGTTATACTTCTTAATACCAAAGCTAACTTGTTTTTTAATTCTTTCAGCAACAGGTCTATACTTGTTTTTATTACAAGCCATTATAGCTAGTCCAGAACTTATAGTAGCA